TACGCGCTAGGATCGACGCTCTGAGCCTCACGATACACCCAATGTTAGCTGTAGACGCTACTAGGTTACCCAGAGGCGCTAAACCAGAGGTACGTCCGGGCAAGATGATTCTTACAAACGGAGATCCTCGTGAAGTTCTCCAGCCGTTTAACTTTGGACAAGTTAGCCAAATTACTTTTGCACAGGCTGCATCACTTCAGCAGATGGTTCAACAGGCTACAGGAGCGGTTGATTCAGCAGGAATTGCTGGCAGTGTTAACGGTGAAGCTACTGCCGCTGGTATTTCTATGTCTCTCGGGGCTATTATTAAACGCCACAAAAGAACGCTAATTAACTTCCAACAATCTTTCCTGTTGCCTTTTGTTACCAAAGCTGCACACCGATACATGCAGTTTGATCCTGAGTCTTATCCCGTAGCTGACTACAAGTTTAACGCTACGAGCACTCTGGGTATTATTGCTCGTGAGTACGAGGTTACTCAGCTGGTACAACTTCTGCAAACTATGCAGCAAGACAGTCCTCTGTACCCTGTGTTGATTCAAAGCATTATTGACAACATGAACCTCAGTAACCGTGAGGAACTTATTGCTGCAATGCAACAGGCGGCACAACCTAATCCTGAAGCACAGCAGATGGCTATGATGGCACAACAATCACAGCTTCAGTTCCAGCAGAGTCAAACAGCTGCTCTCAACGCACAAGCTGCTGAGTCTCAATCAAGAGCACAGAAGCTTTCTGTGGAAACTCAACTTGCACCTGAAGAGCTTCAGATTGACAAAATCAACGCTATTACTCGCAACCTACAAGTTGGAGACAACGACGACAAAGAATTTGAGCGTAGACTCAAAGTTGCAGACGCCCTACTTAGAGAAAGTGAAATAGAAGGAAAACGTCAAAATGTTAATGACACAAACCGAAATGAACAACCTGCTGGGACAAATCAACCAAGCCTTCAAAGAACAGAAGGACAGGGTGGAATCCCTCCAGAAACGCTTAGACTCCTTGGAGGAGAAGGTTAATGCCCAAGAAAAAGGATCCAAAACTGGAACGGGCAGGAGTAAGCGGGTACAACAAGCCGAAGCGGACTCCTAATCACCCAACCAAAAAGTTTGTAGTAGTAGCCAAGGAAGGCGACAAGACAAAGACTATACGCTTTGGTGACGCTAATATGAAGATTAAAAAGGATCAGCCAGCACGGCGTAAGTCATTCAGGGCTAGGCACAAGTGTGATACTAACAAACCTAGTAAACTCACAGCAAGATACTGGTCTTGCAAAAACTGGTAAACATTATGAAAGTCGAAGCACCTAAAGGTTACCACTGGATGAAAAGCGGTAACAGTTACAAGTTGATGAAAAATCCTGCAGGCGGTTATAAGCCCCACAAGGGTGCGTCTAAGTCTGCAAACTTTGAAGTTCAAAAAGTCCACAAAGGTAAATAAGGAGTCTGTTATGGGTTACGGAATGGGCGCGTACAAATCTAAGCCTAAGAAGAAAAAGAAAAAGAAGGTGAAGAAGTAATGCCAAAAGGTAAAAAAGGTTATTCAGCCAAGCAAAAGAAAATAGCTCGTGTATCTTCACCACGAAACAAAATTACAGGAGCTGACTTTAAGGGGTTACGTAATCGTGGCAAAGGCAAAAAGTAAAACAAAGAAAAGCACTATACCCTCTAACGTAAAGAACAAGGCTCTTTACTCTAGGGTTAAATCAGAAGCCAAGCGCAAGTTTGATGTGTACCCCAGTGCGTACGCTAATGCTTGGCTGGTAAAGACGTACAAAAAACGTGGTGGTACTTATGCCTAAGTCTAAAGGCGGCTTAACCAAATGGTTCAAAGAAGATTGGGTTGACATAAAGACCGGAAAGAAGTGTGGCCGTAAAAAAGCCAAAGGTTCTAAACGTCCTTACCCAGCTTGTAGACCCAAAGCGGTAGCCGCCAAGATGACCAAAGCAGAAAAAGAGGCGGCTAAGGCTAAGAAAACAGGCCCAAAACGTGTCAAGTACGCTGTGACAGCATCAGGAAAAAGGCGTAAAAGTACCAAAAAAAAGACTTGACTTTTACTTAAAATTGTGATATACTAACATATAAGTATACAAGAGATAACCTTATGGCCTCGCTAGATCAAGAAACACAACAGTACTACGATAATTACTTCACCCTGTTTTCTACTGATGGTTGGAAACAGCTAACTGAAGAATTAAACCAAAATGCTTTAGTGATTAATAGTGTTGAAGCTACTAAAGATGCTAATGATTTGTACATGCGTAAAGGACAGATAAACGTCTTAGCGTACATTTTAAATTTAGAGTCTACAACAAACACTAATTACGACGAGCTTAACACAGATAATGATTAAAGTATTTGATTTTCGTTGCACTAACGGACACATATTTGAAGAATTTGTAGATCAAGACACTACAACCATTAGGTGCGGCTGTGGTGCTAACGCTACAAAAATTGTCTCAGCGACTCCGTGCATACTCGACGGTTCTACTGGTGACTTCCCCGGAAGGCACATGAAGTGGGTTCGAGAACACGAAGAGGCTGGACGAAAAGGAAGGGAAGCTCAACGAAAGGAGAGTCAATCCCCATAATAATCTCCATAACCTACAAAGGCGGGGTAAAATTTAGTGATGTCAAGAGCGACAATTATTGATGAGCGTCAGGAAGAGGACTTAGAAACAACAGATCAACTCGACACACAGGATACCGTAGAGACTCCTCACGAAGAGGAACAACCTGTACAAGAACCTGAAATCCCAGAAAAGTACCAAGGTAAGTCTGTCGAAGACCTCGTACAGATGCACCAAGAGCTAGAGAAGTTTTCTGGCAAACAGAGTACGGAAGTTGGCGAGTTACGAAAACTTGTTGATAGCCACATCCAGACACAACTCAGCACACAACCAGCACCTCAACAACAGCAAGAACAAGATGATACTGATTTTTTTGTAGATCCTCAAACCGCTGTTAACCGAGCTATAGACAACCACCCTAAGATTAAAGAAGCAGAGGCTTACACCAAACAGTACAGACAACAGGCTACTCTTGCACAATTAAAAGCTACGCATCCAGAGATGGAGCAAGTTTTGCAAGACCCTAAGTTTGCTGAGTGGATTAAGGGATCGAAAGTCCGAACACAGTTGTTTGTTCAGGCTGACCAAGGGTACGACTACGACGCTGCTAACGAACTGTTTTCTCTCTGGAAAGAGAAAAACCAAGTAGTACAACAAACAGCACAAGCTGAAAAAGTAGCCCGTAAAAGTGCAGTAAAGTCCGCCACCACAGGCAACGCTCGCGGTACAGCAGAAGGATCACGCAAAAAAGTTTATCGTCGTGCTGACATTATTAAACTAATGAAAACCGACCCAGAACGTTATAACTCTTTATCAGATGAGATATTGAAAGCATACGCAGAGGGTCGAGTTCGATAGCCTTTTAAGGAGATAACTCATGGCTACAGCAACTTATCCCGGCACAGGTGGTTTTACCGCCTTAACAGAAGCAGGAACTTTCATCCCAGAAATTTGGTCGGATGAAATTATTGCTGCTTATCAGAAGAACTTGAAGATGGCACCCCTTGTCAAGCGTCTCGCTATGACTGGCAAGAAGGGTGACGTTATTCATATCCCTAAGCCTACTCGTGGCGATGCCAATGCTAAAGCGGCTGACACTGCGGTAACTATCATTGCGAACACAGAATCAGAGCTGCAGGTTACTATTAACCGGCACTTTGAGTACTCGCGTCTGATTGAGGACATCGTAGAGGTACAGGCTCTGTCATCTCTGCGTCAGTTCTACACTGAAGATGCTGGTTACGCTCTGGCTGTGCAGGTTGATAACGACCTTCACGCGGCTGGTACTGGTTTTGGTGACGGTGGCGCTGTTGTATTCAGCCCCGCTGCTACTGACTACCAGCACACTGGTTGTTTCTTCAATGATAACGGCACCACCACTCAGTACACCGACGATACTCTGGTAGCTGCTGATGAGTTTACGGACGCATTTTTCCGTAACATGATTCAGAAGATGGATGACAACAACGTGCCTATGGAAGGCCGTAACTTGATCATTCCGCCTGCCACGCGCAATGCGATCATGGGTATTGATCGATACGTGTCTTCTGACTTCGTATCCGGTGGCACTGTCAACAACGGCTTGATCGGCAACCTGTATGGCGTAGACGTTTACGTTTCTGCTAACTGTCGAACTATTGAAGCTGCCGCTGACAACACTGCGTCTAGCGTCGACACTCGCGCAGCCCTGCTGTTCCACAGTGAGGCTGTTGTGATGGCAGAGCAGATGGCTGTTCGCTCACAGACCCAGTACAAGCAGGAGTACCTCTCTACGCTGTACACCGCCGACACTCTTTATGGTGTTCAGGTGTATCGCCCAGAAGCTGGTTTCGTCCTCGCAGTACCGTCTGCGTAAAACTCACGGGGGCTTCGGCCCCCTTTTACTTAAGTGCCTGTGCGCGGGCGTTTAATTAAAAGACGAGCGGATAGGAAAAGTTATGTCCAACTATACAAAGTCAACAAACTTTACAGCTAAGGACTCGCTACCTACTGGTGATACCAATAAGGTTGTTCGCGGTTCTGAGTTTGATACTGAATTTAATGCCCTTGCTACAGCCGTAGCGACTAAAGCAGACCTTGCTGGCCCTACGTTTACTGGCACAGCTACGTTTGCTGATGTTAGTGTTTCTGGTACTGTTACTGCAGGGACTATTGATCTTAACGGCGGTGCGCTAGATAACGTAACC